CAAAACAAGATTGTAAGTATTGCTAAACAAAAACGTGGTCAAATTAACGTTGACAACGATGGTCAAAAATTAGGAGATTAAGATGGAAGATACAGGTTTAGACAAAGAAGCATATTTGGAACAATTTCATAATCATCATCATCATGAACAAGATGAAAATTATAACAAACCAGAATGGTATGAGTTGGACAACAAACAAGCAGTTAAACCAGGCAATCAGTCATAAAACTAAACTATTAGTTTAGATTGGTTGATAAATTTAAACTATTGTGCTATAAAGCAGTAAACCTACCAATGGGTTCATTGGGTAAAAATCTTGGGGAAATCCATGTCAGAGCAACAAGCAGCAAACGTATTAACTTCTGAAAATTCAGAAGAGTTTTATAGTAATAGATTAGGTCTAGCTGATGAAGCACCAGTTGAGGCTGAAACTGTAGAGGAAACTCCAGAATCAGAGCCGATTGAGGAAGCGGAAGAACAGAGTGGACAAGAATCTGAAGAAATTAAAGCAACAGAAGAAAAGAAACCAAACCCAAAGTTAGAGAAACGATTTAGTGAACTTACCAAGCAACGTGAAGATGCTCGTAAAGAAGCGCAACGTGAACGTGAGCAACGTGAGTCATTAGAAAGCAGGCTAAAAGAGTTAGAGCAAAGGGCCAATCCAGCACCTGTTCAATCAAGTGCATATGAGAAGCCACAGCCACACCAATTTACAGATGCTTTTGAATATGCAGAAGCTCTGTCAGAATGGTCAGCAGAACAAGCTCTGCTTAATAGAGATAAGCAAGAAGCTGAACGTAAGGCCAACCAGGAACGTCAAAAGATGCTTACTGAATGGCAATCACGTTTGGATGCAGCAAAGACAGAGTTGCCAGATTATGAAGACATGGTGGCCAGCTCGGATGTGCAGGTAAGTGATGCCGTTCGTGATGCTATCCTGGAGTCAGATGTTGGGCCAAGAATCTTATATCACTTGGCAGAAAACCCAGAAATTGCTGAAAAACTTAATGCAGGCTCTATGATTAGCGCACTCCGACAAATTGGTAAGTTGGAAGCACAGTTTGAGCGTAAAGAAGCTCCTGTCGCTGAATTTAAACCTTCTGTAGCTCGCAGTAAAGCACCAGCACCTATTAATCCTATCAAGGGATCATCTGGCGTTGTTGATGTGGGCGTGGACACCAATGGTGAGTTTCATGGAACGTATCAACAATGGAAAGAATCTCGCAAAACAGGAAAATTAAGGTAGCTGGATATAAATTTTTTATTTTAAGGAAATATCATGGCTAATAACTTACTTACCATTAGCAAGATCACTAACGAAGCGTTAATGGTCTTGGAAAACGAATTAACATTTACATCAGAAGTAGATCGTAACTACGATGACCAATTCGCTGTAGTTGGCGGTAAAATTGGTAACACAGTAAACGTTCGTAGACCAGGTCGTTTCATCGGTACTACTGGCCCAGCATTGAACGTTGAAGACTTTAACGAAACATCAGTACCAGTAACATTGTCAACACAGTTCCACGTTGACACACAATTCACTACACAAGACTTGGCTCTATCTTTAGATATGTTCTCTGATCGTGTATTGAAACCAGCCGTTGCTGCTATTGCCAACAAGATTGACCGTGATGGTTTAGTATTAGCTAAAAACGCTACTGCTAACATCGTAGGTACAGCAGGTACACCACCAACAGGTTTGATCACATATCTAACTGCTGGTGCTTATCTTGATGCTGAAGGCGCACCACGCGATGGCCGTCGTTCATGTACAGTTGAGCCATTTACATCAGCTACTATCGTTGACAGCTTGAAAGGTTTGTTCGTACCACAAGAAGCAATTGGCGAACAATATCGTAAAGGCTTGATGGGTCGTGACTCTGGCGGTATGAACTGGAAAATGGATCAAAACGTTGTTTCACATCAATTTGGTTCTTACTCTTCAGCAGTATTGTCATGTAACGTAACTACAGCAACTGGCTTCTTGACATCAGGTTGGGCACAAAGCTCTAACATCACAATCGCTGCAACATCTGCTGCTTCAGCTTCATTGAATCAAGGCGATGTTATTACTATTGCTGGTGTTTATGCAGTCAACCCACAAAACCGCCAAGCATACGGCTCTAACAAATTGCGTAACTTTGTAGTTAACTCTGCTGTAACTATCGCTTCATCTGGTTCAGCTACTGTAAACGTTTCACCTGCTGTTATTACTGCTGGTCAATTCCAAAACGTATCAGTAACATCAACTGGTTCACAAGCTGTTACACCATTCAATAACACAGGTGTTGTATCACCACAAAACATCATCATGCACCGCAATGCGTTTACTCTAGCAGTAGCCGATCTTGAGTTGCCAGATGGCGTTCACTTTGCTGGTCGTGCTTCAGATAAGGAAATTGGTTTGTCAATGCGTGTTGTTCGTCAATACACGATTAACAATGACTCAATTCCTACTCGTTTGGATGTGTTATATGGTTGGGCACCACTCTACCCAGAGTTAGCTTGCCGTGTAGCTGCTTAATAGCAATGGGGAGATTAAGTTCTCCCCTATTTGATAACAGAAAAGGAAATTATTATGGCTAATCCAGGCCCAGCAAGTACCACCACGAACCACCCACAGAATTTAAGCTCTAACCAAGTTATTCGTCTGTTGGGTTATGCTCAAGGTGTAAACGTAAACGCAGTAGGCGATACAGTATTGCCTATTATTGATTCAACAATTTACTCTGTAAAATTTGTAGTTGTTACTAACGCTTCTATCAGCTTGTCATCTGCTGCTGCTGGTTTGTTCACAGCACCATCTGCTGCTGGTACAGGTATTGTTGCTAACGCTGCATTGTCTGCTTGTACAGGCCCTACAATTGTTTCAGAACGTACAGTAGCTTCTACAGCAACACAGCAAGGTCAAAACTTATACTTCAACGTAGCAACAGCGCAAGGTGCTGCTGCAACTGCTGATGTTTATGTTTATGGCTATGACTTCAGCTAGTAAGTAATATGTAAATAAAGACGAAAAGCTATTCTTTTTAGGGTAGCTTTTTTTCTATTTAAGACTATAATTATAGAAATTCTTTGCAAAGGAAATCATCATGTCATCTACTACAATCACTCGTGGTAACTCTCACGAAACATTTTACATTGGCCCATCACTAACACCAGCTTCAGTTGCTTCTTACACTACAGCAGTTCAAACATTTAACATTCCAGGCTTATTAACAACAGACATTATTTTGGCTATTGGCGCACAAGGCGCACAAGTTGCTGGCATTATTACTGCCGAATGTGATTGTTACACTAATGGCGTGTTGTCATTTCAATTCGCTAACACAACTTCTGGTTCAGTAACTCCATATTCTGGTGTTTATGTATTTCAAATCGTTCGTTCAGAAGGCCCATTGCCTGTAACGGCAGTATAAGGATTAAATCATGGCTAATACTTCAGTAATTCGTACAGCAGGCAAAACGTATGGTTTTTCAGTTACTTCCACTTCATACGCTTCAACAAAAATTGATGATACAACTAATGACCAAGTAAACTTTGCTTCATTTTTAAATGTAGGGTCAGGTGCTTGTTTAGTGCGATTTACTAATTATTCGCCATGCCCTACTGCGGTTTGGGCTGCGGATGGTACAGCACAAGAAGGTTTTGTATTGCCACCATTGATGGAAGTGCCTATTGTCCTTGCCACACCTACATCACCATTTTATATGACTGCTGTGTGTCCATCAGGCTCAACAACTACTCTTTATGTAACTCCAGCAGCAGATCAAAGTTAAGGATTAAATATGTCTAATTTAATCGCTAATACAGTAACGACAAATTTAGTTCCTGTTCAAGCAACATTTGATACGTTTGGTAATTTTATTAATTTAATTGGCCCAGGCGGTACTACTTTTTTACCTACCACTAGGGCATTAGAGCTTGCTAACAACTCTGCAACTCCTGCAATTAATACTAACAATTACAATTTTGTAAACATTACTAACCAAACATCAGCAATTACATCATTTACTACAAATTTGACTGGAAATCCGATTGATGGCCAAAGACTATGGATTGCAGTAACAGGTATAGTTGGTAATGGTAATGCAACAGGTGCTATCTCTTTAACATGGGGAAGTGCGTTTGAGGCTTCTACAATCGCTTTGCCAACGACAACAGTAACAACTGCAAGGCTTGATATTGGTTTTGTTTATAATGCGTTTACAAGCGCATGGCGTTGCGTAGCGGTGGCATAAAATGGCAGTTAAAGTTGTATTTATTACAGTTCCAGCTACTACTTTTACTATTCCTAGTGATTTTGGTTCTTTAGTATCAATTGAAGCTATTGGTGGTGGTGGTGGCGCATCTAAATCTGCATCTGCAGGTGGATCTGGTGGTGGTGGGTATGCAAAAGTAACAAAAATACTTACAGACACATTAACCCCTGGTGCAGTAATACCTGTTCAAGTTGGTGCAGGCGGTATTCTTACAGGTATTGGTGGAGATACAGCGTTTGGTACTGGAACTATTAGTCCAATTGCATCAGTTAATATTGTTGCTCGTGGCGGTGGTGTTGGGTCTACAAATACAGGTGGACTTGGTGGCGGATATGATGGCGCAGGTAGTGGAACAGGATTAACAGGATTTACTGGTGGTAATGGTGGAGCTGGATCATCAAGCACTAAAGGTGGTGGCGGTGGAGCTGCTGGCCCAAGTGGCAATGGAGCAAATGGCGGTAATGGATCAGCAGGCACAGTAAGCACATCAGGTCAAGGCGGTGGCGGTGGTGCAAATGGCGGTAGCGCAGGTTCTAATGGAATAAACGCAGTAGGTGGCGGTCTTGGTGGTAATGGAGTTGGTGGTACAGGTGGTGGTGTTGGAGCAACATCTCTTACAACTGCTGTAGCTGGAACTGCAAATACTGGAGCTGGTGGTGGTGGTGGATATGGAACTGGAGCTACATTTGGCCCAGGCGCATCTGGTGCTACAAGTATTGTTTGGACACAAACATCTGATAGTGCTACAGCAGGCCCAGGCGGTGGTAATGGTGGGCAAGCAGCAACTTCAGCAGCAGCAGCAATAGCTCCTAATTATGGTGGTGGTGCTGGTGCAGCAGGAACAGCAACAACAGTCGGTGGTACAGGCGGTAATGGTATTATTATATTTACATACAATGTTGCAACTGCAACCGCTAATAGTAATTTCTTTATGATGTTTAATTAAAGGTTTTAAAATGTCAACGTTTAATAATGTAGCAAACACCAATTCAACAAACATTGTTCCAGTACAGGGAACTTTTGATCAGAATGGCAACAACATTAATTTGGTTGGCCCTGCTGGCAAAACTTTTAATCCAGCATTGTTATCAATTGATGCCAATGGGAATCCAACATCAATAACAAATAATAAAGGTGGATATACAAACTTTTCCTCTTTATATTCAAAATTAGTTCAATCACAATTAAATGCAAAAGGTAAAAACCCTTTTGACTTTCCAGCATCTACTACACAGCCTTTAGTTTCAGCAGTTACTGTAGATGCTGCTGCATATTCAAATCCTGTTAGTTATGGGTATTTTGATGCAGGTGGATATGACAGGTTTCACATTTGTAGTGTTCCATATAAAGACACTTCATTAATAGTAACAAATGCAAGTGGATATATTGCCACTTCATATCCAACAAGTTCATCAGGATCTGGATTTGGTGGAATGTCATTTGGTCAAAATGAAATTGGTAGTCAGTTATTGTTTGCAAGAGTTACTTGTTCATCACTACAAGTAAATATTAACAATTTTGGATTAAGTTCAAATTACACGCCAATTTATATTAATGGCATTGCTGTTGTACCTGGTTCGGCATCCAATCCGTCAGCAAACTTACAAGTAGCGTTTGCAACTCGTGGTACATATGATATTGCAGTAGGATTTGAACAATCTTTAACGATTAAAGGCATTACAATTGATGGTGACGATACAATTGCACCATTGACTGATGTTCGTGTGCCAGTTGTTGTTTATGGTGACTCTTATACATCTGGAACAACATCCCCACAAACAGTTGGTGGATTGGCTTTATGTGGCGCATTAAGTTTCATTGGTGGAATTAATGCTATTCCACAAGGTGTTAGCGGAACTGGGTATGTTGCAGATTTGTCTTCAACTGGAATACCGCTTACTTATTTACCAAGACTTCAATATTTGGTAAACGTAGTTAATGCTGCAAACTCACCTTTAATTATTATTCCAGCAGGTTGGAATGATGTTTATGCTAATGCAAGCACAAGTGCAGTTCAAACAGCAGCAACCAATATTGCTAGTTATTTACTTGCTAATACTAACGCTAATATTATTATGTTTGGCGCACAACCAGGTAAATGGAACAATTCAGCAGCAGTTCAAGCCGTAGATGCTGGAATATCTAATGCTGTAACAGCTATTAACAACAACAGATTGGCCTTTGTACCAGAAAGCGGTGCAATTCCTGCTTGGATTACAGGGACTAGAGATACTGCTCATACCACAGGTCTTGTTGCAGGTAATAGTCGTTATTACACAGGCAATGATGGGATTCATTTATCACCTTACATGACAACAGTACCACCATCACAAGCAAACACAACTCCATCATCTGGTGTTGAGTATATGGCTCGTAAAATACTAGATGCAATGACACAAACTGCTTTATCTAGAAACTGGTAATTAATATGACACAACCAATTGAGATTATATCAAGGGCATTAAAAGACATCGGTGCGTTGGCTTCTGGTGAAACTCCATCTCCAGATGAAGCGCAAGATGCTTTTGATATGCTTAATGATTTGATTGATCAATGGTCTAATGAGGATATGATGGTTTTCAATGTAACGGAAATCATCTTCCCTATTATTCCAGGTCAAATTCAATATACGATTGGCCCTAATCCATCTACAGCAAACTTTGTAGGTGCATCGTTTACAGGTTCAATCTCTGGCAACATTTTAACTGTGACAGGCATTACATCAGGCGCAGTAGCAACAGGACAAACATTAAGCGGTTCTGGCATCACATCAGGCACAAAGATTGTTCAAGCATTGACAGGTGCTGGCGGTAACGTAAATGAGCAAGGTACATATCTACTTAACATTAATTATCCTAGTGCAGTTGGTAATCAACTTTTGACTGCTTACTATCAAAAACCTTTAGGGATTGATTCAGCTTATGTTCGTATTAATACTAATTCTAATGGCACTCCTATTGCTAATGGCGGATTAGATTATCAAATCGCTTGTATTGCTTTGGATGACTATAACAAGATTGGTTTAAAAACATTGAATGGCCCGTGGCCTAAAGCGTTATACTTCAATCCTAATGAAGAGTCTGGTAACTTGTTCTTATGGCCTAATCCTGCACAGGGTGAAGTTCATATGTTCGCTTCTACTATTTTTAGACGATATGACTCAATTAATGACACAGTAATCTTACCGCAAGGCTATTCTATGGCATTACGCTGGTGTTTAGCCGAACGATTGATGCCAATGTATGGTAAAGCATCAGCAACACAAATTCAGATGATTAACGCTTACGCATCACAAGCTAAAGCAACAATTAAACGCACCAACATGAAACCTATGCAAACTGCTAGTTTTAGTGATGCCATGTTAAGTGGTAGACAAAAAGATGCTGGTTGGATTTTAAGCGGTGGTTTCTTTAGATAGGATAATATATGGCTAGTACGACATTTGTAGACAACAGCAGTATTATTTACGCTTCATGGTTAAATGATGTAAATAGTGCTGTTTATAATGGAACTTTTATATCTTCCACAATTTCACCAACAAACATTGTGTGTAATGGCTCTGTGTCAGGCACAGGATTTAGTGGTCTAGTTAATAATACTTTAACTGCGCCAGGCGCAATTGGTAACGGAACACCTAATACTGGTGCGTTTACTACGTTATCTACAAGTGGATTGTCTACATTAAGCTCATTGACGATAAGTGGAACTTCTAATCTTGGGACACCATCTACATTAGTAGGTACAAATATTTCTGGAACTGCTAACAATCTTAATGCTGGTATTGGCGTAAATCAAACTTGGCAATCTGTTACTAGAACAAGTGGACAACCTTATACAAATAGCACTAACAAATCTATACAAGTTTATATTTATTTGGTTTCATCAAGTGCTACTTATGCAACATTAAACGTAGTTGTTGGTGGAATTACCCTTCATAATTCTGGTCAAGCCATCTATAATCCAGGGGCAGCCAATTATGCCTACAATACAAGTTTTATTGTGCCTAATGGAACTACCTATACGATGACGTGGGCAAATGCAACAGTTACTATTTACGAACTTCGTTAAGGATAAATTATGAAAGTATTTGAATCATTTAATCATTGGTACGATGGTCTTCTTAACTCATGGCCTTTCTTAATTGACAGCGAAAGCGTACATACAACAGCTATTGCATGGCTATTTACAGAACAAGGTAAATGGAACTTTATGCCACGTTTAGTCAAAGAAAACTGGCAATATGTAAATGCAATATTCTCTGTACGCTTTGGATTTCCTTTTGCTTGCTTTGTTCAGATTCGTTGGTCTAAAACACGTTTAGTACAGTTTGGTGCAGGTTGGAAACAATCAGGTCGCATTGCGGTACATTTACGCTTTCAGACAGATGCAAGTGCTGCTGCTGGCTATCATGTAGGGATGCCTAATAATGGGCAAGCTCAAGGTTTTGAATTTGGCGGTCACTAAATGGCAGACTTTGGTTTCGTTGGGCCATCGTATGAAGCACCTTCTATCTATCAAGATGGGCAGGAATGTATTAACTTTCGCCCAGAGATTGATCCACTAAAACAACCAGGTCAACGTGGTGTAGTTTCACTATATCCAACGCCTGGCCTTACTACACAAATCGTATTTCAAAACAAAGAAGAAGTGCGTGGCATGAGAACTTTGTCAGGCAACAACTACATGGTTGCTGTCGTAGGTTCTTATGTTTATGTCATGAACTCTACTTTTGTTCCTACAATGGTAGGCCAATTAAACACCAGTACAGGTCGTGTAGGCATTATTGACAATGGTCTAAACGTTTACATTGTTGATGGCCAATATCGTTATACATGGCGCATCTCTAATCCAGCTTCTGCGGTATTTATTGGATCAATTGGGCCATCAAATACAACGTTGACAGTTAGCGAAATTAAAAGTGGAACAATTTCACCAGATCAATCATTGTTTGGTGTGGGGTTAGTTGCTGAAACAGTTATTACTGCTCAAACAAGTGGAACAACAGGCGGAGTTGGTACATATACGATTAATATTTCACAGTCTGAAGGCTCTGAAATTATGAACTCTGCTGCGGTTGCAGCAAAATTTACAGGTTCAATTAATGGAAATATTTTAACAGTTTCTACTACTCCAACTGGAACAATATATCCAGGACAAACAATTCAAGGTGCTAACGTAACAGCAGGAACAATTGTTACATCATTAGGTAGCGGTACAGTATTAAGTCAAACCATTGCTACGGCAGGTACAAATTACGCAGTCAATGATACTGTTACTGTATTAGGCGGTATTTATGGAACTACTCCAGCTACTTACACAGTTTCAAGCATAGGTGGTAGTGGTGCAGTTACAGGATTAACAAGAACAAACTCTGGGGCATATACATCAAATCCAGCAAACCCAGCATCAACATCATCAAGCGGTAATGGTACAGGATTAACTTTAACTTTAACGTTTGGTACAGGAGCTGGTGGCACAGGTAACTATGTATTAAACAATACACAGTCTGTTGGCTCTGAAACACTATATGCGCTAAATTTTAGTGTGCTACCCACAACAGATGGTGCTTTTAGTGGTGCTACATCAGTAGATATTGTGGATAACTACTTTGTTTACAACAATCCTAATACACAACAATGGGGCGCATCTAATCCGCTTTCACCAATTAGTCAGGGATTAAGTTTTTCATCTAAAGATGGCGCACCAGATAATCTAGTAGCTTTGATTGTAGATCATCGTGAAGTATATTTATTAGGTGAAACTTCATCTGAAGTGTGGACTGATGTAGGGACTTATCCGTTTGCTTTCCAACGTATTCCTGGCACTTCTACACAACATGGTATTGCAGCAAAAGCATCTGTTTATAGATTAGGTAATTCGTTTGCTTACTTGTCACGAAACAATCGTGGTCAAGCAATGATTATGCAAATGAACGGATATACGCCTACTAGAATATCTAATCATGCTGTAGAACAAACTTTAGTTGGTCAATATGTAGACGATGCTTTGGCATGGACATATCAACTAGAAGGCCATGAATGTTATGTTATTACGTTCCCTACATTAGATTTAACGTGGGTATATGATGCAACTACAACAATGTGGCATAAGTGGTTGTCTGTAGATAACATGAACGTATTTCATCGTCATCGTGGTAACTGTTGTGCGGTATTTAATGGTGAAGTATTGGTTGGGGATTATGCAAATGGAATTATCTACTTGCTAGACCCTAATAACTATACAGACAATGGTAATGAGATTCGCAGAGTAAGACGTGCGCCACATATTGTGACTGACTTACAACGCCAATATTTACAAGAACTACAGATTCAATTTCAGCCAGGTGTTGGATTGACTGGTTATTCACAAAATGAATTCTCACCAACCAACGCAGTAGCAGGTATTGGTGTAGCAGGATTAGCAATTGCAGGCACTAATCACATTATAACAATTGGTGCTGATCCACAAGCGATGTTACGTTGGTCAAACGATGGTGGCTCAACATGGTCAAACGAACATTGGGTTTCTATTGGTCAAACAGGACAATTTAAAAATCGTGCAATTTGGCGTAGACTAGGTTGGGCCAGAGATCGTGTTTTTGAAGTAGTAATTACTGATCCAGTAAAAGCAGTTATAATATCAGCTAACTTAAAAGCAGAAGAGGGCGAGTCATAATGTCAGGCGGTCTATATGGTGTTAATCAGACTAATCCATATCCACAGACAGAGTTTTTGGATGGTCAAACTAAACGGCCTACAAGAGCATGGCAACAGTTCTTTCTTAATTTATTGAACTTTACTAGCTCTGCAACTGCAACAACAGGTACTGCCACACTACCTGCAAAGCCTGTAGGCTTCATAAATATTACTGTGAATGGTAAGCCATACAAGGTAGCTTATTATAATGTTTGATATAGTTGAAAAAACAGAAATACCAACTAAAGAACAAGTTGAAAAATTGCAATTTGAAGTATCAAAGCTACCACAATATGAACCTTTAACTAAACATACATTTCATGCTGGAATGTATTGCAGAGAAGTTTTTAGACACGCAGGTGTGTTAGTAATAGGTAAAGTTCATAAAAAAGAACATTTTTATATGATTGTTTATGGAACTGTTGCAATTACAACAGATGAAGGTGTAAAGACTGTAACTGGGCCATGTTTGTTAAATAGTATGCCTGGAACTAAACGTGCGGTATATGCTGAAACAGATACTTTATGTATGACATTTCATCGGACAGATTCAACAACTGTTGAAGAAGCTGAAGCCGAAATGGTAGAGGAAGATGAAAACGATATGTATAGTTTAGGAAATAAAGTTAAAGGGGTTTTAACATGACATTTTGGGTAGCAGGGGCAGTAGTAGGATCATCAGTTATTGGTGGATTATCATCAATGGATGCGGCACAAACGCAAGCAGATGCAGCTAAAGCCGCACAAGATCAACAGCTTGCGATGTTTAACACACAAAATAAACAATTAGCACCGCAACGTGCTGCTGGCTATAATGCACTTAATACCATTGGGACAATGCTTCCAGGTCAAACTTCAACATATGATGCTCAAGGCAATCCTACAGGCACACAA